CGCGGGAGACATCGAGAACCCGGAAGGGCTTGGCCGTCCCCGACTCCCCGGTCAGCCACCCAAACCAATAAAGGTCATGCTTCTGCGGGATCGGATCGAAAGGGGAGGAAACGTTCAAAACGGAATATGTCCCCGGGGAATTGGTTATGGTGCGCTCGGCCAGCGAATCATCCGCTGAAATCCTAATCAGGACCCGGTAGGATTTCCCCGCCTCGATCGTGACTTCCTGGTCCAGGGTGATCGAATTGGCATCCGCCGACACGATCCGATTTCCCCATCCCCACTGCGGCACGTCATGCTGGATGTAAATCACGTCCCCGATCGTGCAGGCGACGGCGTCGATGTCAGCGGCGAAGGAGACTCCCCGCTTCAGAACCTTGTTGCCGTTTAGGCGATACATCGCCTGGCGAAAGGCCTCGGAGGCGCTTGTGCATCCGAGCAGGCTTATGGCGGCCGGCGGCATTTGTTTTACTGCCGTCTTGTCATAAGCCAGAAAGGACTGGCGGGCAAAGTCCTTTTCGCCGTCTCGGAAACTGATCTCGATTTCGGTCGCCCGCTCCTGCTGGGGCAGCCAGAATTGTTTGAAGCTTCCGGCCTTGATGTTCCCCATCGTGAATAGCTGCACCGGCGTGGCCGGCTTATCGATCGCCAGGCCGATCGACGTCCCGAATTTCACCGAGATACAGCGTGCCTCTTGGCAGATCTTCATCGCGGCTTCCCACATGGATCCGGCCATGTCGAAAACGCCATTGAAGGTCAGTCTCTCCTCGGTTCCTCCTTTCCCATCCGGAACGGATTCGGCGAGGTATCCGGCAAGCTCCAGAAAATCGGCCAGCCTGAACCTCGAGGGATCGATCCCGTCGTAACGCTGCACGGCTAGGCTGTTATCGAAGACCGGCTGAGTGAAGATATCGTAAAGGACCCAGGCGGCGGAATGCGAAGCATCCACCGACCAACTTTCTCCATCCCATACCCGGACCATCCTGCCTTCCCCGAGGCAGGAAAACCGCAACGATCCGGAGAGCTGATCGGTCGCCAGGGCCCGGATCCCCACGAGGACCCGGCGGGGATAAGTCTGCCCATCATAAAAGACCTCCCTCACCGAGGTCAAATAAAGATCATCACCGTACCGGGAGGAGTCCTGATCGGCACTGAGTTTGGTGATCTCGATCTTCCACTTCCCGGCGGTTCCTACATGATCGTATTTGATGGTTTTGCGCACCGGGGCTTGGGCGGACCCGCCGAGGGTAAAATAATCATGCATCTCGGTGACAGCGTCGTAGTATTCCCCCTGGATCCAGCGCCATGACGCCCGGTAAGTGGCATTCCACTCGCCATCGTAATGGTCATAAACGCCGGCGCCGCCGCTGGCCGCCTGAACCCATTCTTTCGATCCGCTCTCTCCATCCTCGACCCAGTATCCCAAGGACCAATGGCCCCCGGAGACCAGCACGTTTTTAATCACCGCCTGACGGCTGATGGTCTCCCACTCGCCGCCGATCGGCTTCGCCCGCACGCGCACGTCGATCGAATGGGCATCCATGCCGCCCCGATCGTTGGCGTACCAGAGGCCCTGGGGGCAGGAAAGATCGATCTCCATTCCGTCAAAATCGTCCCGGATGGTCGTGTAGACGATCGGCGATCCATAAGCGACTTTCTGCGACTGCGGATATTCGATTTTTGAGTTGGCGAAGAATGAAATGGGATTCTGGTCCAGATTCCCCAGGCGCGTGTGGATCTCGATCCCCTTCATGTTTTCCACGGGCTGATCGTTGATGCGGAAATCCCATAGCCTTTTAAAAGGACCCTGGGCGAGGGAAATGAGTACATTGAGATATTGCTTGTCACCCTCGTTTTCGAGGTAGGCGCCGATGATGTTCCCGTAATGCCGGTTGATCCCATAGGCATGGGGGATAGGGATCCCCTGCTGCTGCACCGTCTGCGGGTTCCAGGAAAAGACTTGGGAGGCGTCGCCATCGAGCGCATCCATCGTCGCAATCTTGGGGCGGGGCGGGGGGATGAGATAATTCAGCGTGATCGATGCCGCCGTCATGGCGATCGCGCTGATCGCCGCCTTCTGCCAGAGCGGCATACCATAAGGAAACGCATAAGAAAGGGCAACGGCGACGACGAGGATCGCCACCATTTTAAGGTATTGCCCCGCATCTCCGTCGCCCACCCTCGGCGCGAAGACCACATAATCGCCTTCACTCAGGATCACGCGGCTGAGATACTCTTCCGGGACAGGCCTCCCATTCACCGAAACGGCGAAAGAAATACCTTGGGGCAAATGCGTTTGAGCTATCTCCACGAGTGTTTCATACCCATAAGGGATGACGCAAATGTCCCTATCCTTCGGATCGAATGGATTCCGAAGGGTGACGAGATTAACTTTTTGGGGATGGGTCAGCGATTTTTCCATCGGTAATATCCGGCGATCAGCCTATGCCAGACTGGCGCGTCGAGGCGTTCCACGGCGACGGATCCCCGCGATCGCGAGCAATGAATGAACCTTTGGCAATCCTCCAGGACCACGCCGACATGGTCGACGAAGCGTCCTTTGCTTTTTATACCGACCAAGCAGAATGGCTCGGGGTTCCATAAAATTTCAAAGTCGGTGCTCATTTTCAGGATCAGCTCGGACAGGCCCGCGAGATCCTGGGGGGTATCCACCTGGGGCAGCGGGATGCCCTCTCTCCGGCAGACCTCGAGGCAGAGACCCCAGCAGTCGAGCCCGTTTAAATCCCGCCCGCCTTCTTTCCAGGGCACTTTCAAGAGATCCGAATAATCCATTAAACCAGCCTCACATTGGGATTGGTCAGCCCAAAATCGCCGCCGAATCTCGCCATGTTTTTGTAAACCGTCCGGCAATCAGAGGCCGTGCGGTTACACGCACCGGCAGCCGCCGGCACGCCGCATTCGACCCCGCCCGGGATCCACGCGCAATATTCCGCCTGGTACCGATCGGGAGGAAAGATTCTCCTCAGAGGGGAAGGAGCGCCCAGGGAGAGATAAACCCATTTTTCATCGGATTCCGAATGCATCACGTCAAAATCCAGGGCCAGCATCGTATCGTCCGGGTTGGCCACATTCACGGCCTTGATGGTCACCTGGGCGTCTACCAGGCCGTCGTAATCCTGCAATAGGGCTTCAACCGCCCTGGTTACGTTGTTCACTCGCAGCGTGACGGCCGGCAGGTCCCCCTTGGAGTTCTCCTTCACGGCGTCGATCTCAAACCAGATAGCTTGATATTCCTGCTCGTTCGAGGTTAGATTTTCCGTGTTGCGAACGAAATAAAGAGTGGATTCGCCCACCGGCGTGAGCTCGCAGAGGAGCACCGTCGCGTTGGGCGAGGCGAGCTTGTTTTTCTCGGGGATAAACGAGCTTGGAAGAGTCTTGGGCATTTAAACCTCTTCCAAATCGAATTCGGCGATCCAGTAAATCCCGCTGCCTCCCAGGCGGTATTTTATCGGCGCGAGGAAACGGACGACTTTGGCCGCCGAAGTCTTGGGGTTGGTCCAGTTGAATGAATCCGAGCCGACCTTGACCGTGTGCTCGAAGGTCCGGAGGGTGCCTTTTTCAGTATCGGATAGAGTTGGATAAAGGACGTGCCATTTATCGATGAGCCGCGTGAAAGCCGGGCGCGTCTGCACGTATCCGCCCGACGTGGGATTGCGGATGGTCGGATCCTGTGCGACTTGCTCTTCCCACGAGCTGATCTGAGGTTTGCAGGCGATCGTCGGGAAATCAGCCAATGGATCATCCTCCGATGGAGTAGGCCTGGCGCACGCTCATGTCCTCCTCGGCCAGCTCGAGCAGGATGCTCTTGATCATCCTTTTGCCGTCAAAGCTCGTGCCCGTCTCCCGGGCCGTCACTCTCGCGCCGGTCCGATTCTCGATATTGATCACCACGCCCACCTCGTTCCTGCCCAGGGCCTTCATCTGCTCCGGCGTGAAGACGCCTTCGTCTTTCCTCAAAACTGCGGCATACTCGCCGGGCATCAACCCGCCGTGCAGGCGGGGGAGAAGCCGCAGCGTGCCTTCTCCCGGTCCGACGCCTCCGTCGTGTTTGGCGTTGGCGGCGAAATAGCCGAAAATCCCGCCCAGGCTGCCTTGGCCCGCGCCCCCGACGTTCCCGAACAGGGCGAGGTTCGTCAGCATCTGCGCCATCGCGCGGAACAAAGACTCCACCAGGTTATTCAGAAAGGCCATAAACACATCATCCAGCTCTTCTATCCCTTTTTTGAACAGGTCGAAGAACCCCGCCTCGAAGGCCCCCGAGACCACATGCGCGGCATCCGACCATCTCTTCTCGGACTCCTGGGCAAGCCTGCGGTTATCCTCGGCGATGTTGCGGAAATGCCCCGTGGCGTCCTCTTCGAAATCCCCCATGTTCGCCATGAGATCGGAGAGGTAATCGTCGTCGAGTTTTTTCAGCAGCTCGTATTCTTCCCGCTTGAACTGGATGATTTGGAGATTGTGCGCGTCCGTTTCGTCGACGAAGTCCCCCATGTTCTCCATCAGGCCGGAGAGGTAATTGTCATCGAGCTTTTTGAGTGTCGCGTATTCTTCGACTTGTTGGCGGGAGATCTCGGTCCACGCCGCATCCCTCAGCGCCTGCTCGTCATCCAAATACTTGCCCAGGGACTCGAGCCCCTGCTCGCGGATTTTTTCCTCCTGCTCTCTGATCTTTTCAAGCAGCTTCGGGTCCGCCGGCGGGGGCAGGTCCCGGAGGCTGACCACCGGAAGGCGGTCTTCTCCCTCCAGCGTATCGATGACGTCGGCCATCTCCTTGAGCTGCCGCTTCTGCTCCTTTAACTGCTCTATCTTTGCTCTCAGGTCGGCTGCGGCTTCGGTAGGCAACGAATAGCTTACACCGGCCTTCCCGCTTTCGGCCTTCTTGAGGAAATTTTCGTAAAAAGATATCTGCTTCTCTATGGCGGCAAGCTCGACCCGAGGCCCTTTCTCGCTCGGTTTTCCTTGAGCGAACTCGTCCGCCTTATCGATGACTTTCTTCAGCCAGTCGAATGTGTCTTTAAGGGTCGGCAGCAGTTTCCTGCCGAGCGTTTCTTGCAGGTCGGACCAGGAGTTTTTGAAGGCCTGCACCTTGCCGGCATACGTGGTCATGTCCGCCTGGGCCGTCCCCCCAAATTTCTCCTGGAGGGTCTTCATGGCATAGGCGGCTTTTTCGGCCTGCGTGGCGTTGGACCCCAGCTTGGAGTCGAGGTCGCGGAGCTCCGGGATCCAGCGGCCCAGCATGTCGATGTTCCCGCTCATCGCCATGCCGATGTAGCGGCTGGTGGAGACGAGGTCCATGCCGGTCCGCACGCTCATGTCCATCGCCAGGCGCGAGGCCTTCTGCGCCTTTTCGAAGTCCCGCGTGTACATGAGCATGTCGGTCAGGGCCTTGCGGGCTTCCTCGTCCGAGTAGCGGGTCGACGCTTGTACGGAGGCGGCGAATTCGTCCACGGCGTGCTTCAGGTCCCCCCAGGCATACCCCTGGGCCTCGAGGGCGAAGCGGAGGCGATTTTCGATCTCCTCGGCCTCGCCGGCCTCGTTGATGAACGATTTCAGCATGGCGACGACGCCGGTGATCCCGCCGGCCGCCGCGGTGAAGACGAGAAATGACTTGCCCATCGCGGAAAAGACGCTCCCGGTCTTCGACCCCTCGGTCTGGACGTCCTTCAGGTTGTTTTGCAGGCCCTGGAGCTCGCCCTTTGCTTTGTCGATCGCCTGGATCGTGATCTGGACTTTGTTATCCGCCATCAATCCTTCCGCTTATCGCAGTTTTTGCAGGCCCAATCGAGGAATTCCCCGAACTGGGCCCGGCAGGTTTCTTTTTCCTTATTCTTGCAGCCGCCTTCTTCGCGGATCCCGAGGAAGGCCAGCACCGCCTCGCGGAAAATGACTTCCCTCCGCCGGTATTTCAGGAAGGGCTCACATTCCCTGAAGGTGTATCCCCAGAGGATTGCGTCTCGCCTGGTGATGTCTCCTCCGCAGAGGAGGGCGACGGCGTCGTCGATCCAGGCCAGATCGCCTTCATTTTTTCCTTCAACGTCTTCGCTTTTTCGAGCAATGAAGGAAAGTCGTTCCAGCCGAAAAAATCCTCCACCACCTCCAAAGTGGTGAGTGGGGAGACGTTTTCGGCCATGAATTTTTGCAGCGCGTCGAGGTCCCGGTCCCTTATCTCCGCGCCTTTCTCGACCAGGATGACGGCCAGCCCCCGCGGAATTTTATCGGCATTGAGACCGATGAAAGAGATGGCGTCCATCTTCTGCGCGTAACGGAAGCCCGAAGCGCAGATCAGGAAGTCACGCATCTGCCCGATGACGAGCGGCCGGTGGATAAAAACCCTCCCGCCGATCGAATATTCCTTTTGTTCCATTTTCCCGCCTTTGCTAAATTGCCAAATTGCCAGATTGCTAAATTGCTGTCCTTATGTCTCCGCCTGCGCATACCCTTCCGTCATGTTGGCGACCGTGACCTTCACGCTGCCGTAGGTGTCGTCCTCGAGGACGACCAGGTCCCCCGCCTCGCCCAGGAATTTGCCGTTGATCGCAAGCGGGGCCTTGAGCACGTTGCAGCGCGGGAAAACCATCTCGACGTAATAGTTTTTCCCGGTCTCGAACTCGGCTCCCGTCGCCTTCATATAAACGACGATATACTCGTTATCCGCCATTCTCTGCTGGAGGATGTAATCCCTCGCCTGGCGGTTCAGCTTGAGCGTCTGCTGCCGGCCCTGGCGCACGGCGTAGTTAGCGTAGGATCCCGTCCCGCCGACCCGGAACTCGATCAGCAGCTGGTTGTTGAGAACGTGCTCGATCGATTCGATCTCTTCGGAGAGCGTATGCCCGCCGGCGATCGCGGAGCCGCTCCACTTGCCCCCGATGTTGAGGACCAGGTCGGTCACCCGGAGCGGCGGCTCGGATACTCGTTCGGGGAAGGTTTCCCAGGCGGCAGCCGTCGGCGCGTAGATGATTTCATAATCACAGAGCGTGGCCACTCCCCCCGGA